TGGTAAACAACCTTTACGGGGCGGATCTGAACGGTGCCTACTGCAGCATCGCCAGCCGGCTTCTGACCGGACTCACCGACCACAGACAGTTTGTTAGAGAAGTTGAAAGTAAAAACATCCGTACCCACGAACGGGATCGGAGTAGACGCCGCCATACGTGCGACAGAGCTCTTGCCCTGCACCATATTGAACATCTCAGATACGAGCTGCGCAGGGAATTTGTTTGACATCGTTACTGTTGCCATAACTAAATCTCCTTATTAGTTTAGATTGAAACCCTTGAGCATATCTCTGTATGCCCGGTCCTTGTCGTCCCCGACTGGGTCCGTACCCTTGAATCCGGGGAGGTTCATGCCAGAATTGCCACCGCCAACGATCTTCACGAGGTTCTCGGCGTCTGCCTTAATTGCCTCGGCCGTCTCTCCAGTAAGACGATTACGAAGATCCAGGGGAAGACCTGCCTCAATCGCCGCGTTCGTCTTGAGCGCATCCTTCTCGAGGTCCTTCGTCTTCTGTAATGCTTCGTCGAGTTTTTTCTGGACGTCAGCTTTTTCCTGATCGAAGCCGGAGATTCTCGTTTCCAAGGCCTTTTTCTCGTCTTCCAGCTTCGTGATCTGGTCTTTAAGCTTGCCGTAATCGGCGTACTTCTGCTCGACGCTGCGCTCCGCTCGTTCTATGCGGTCCTTAATGGCTGCGTCGAATTCCTCTTGAGTGTTGATAGGTTTGAATTCTGCCATATAGTCCTTTCCCCTCATTACCGCTGAGGTATCGCGTAGTTTTTTATATAAAAAAAGCACCCGTGTGGATGCTCTTCTTATCAGTATGAGAACTTCTGGACCCGTTCCTTGTAATTGACCGCGCCGTAGAGTGCGAGCGCGACCGCTTCCAGGAGCGAAATGTCCAGCTCTTCTTTTATTGGGCGGTACCCGAATCCACCGCTGGATCCGATCGCCCGGTGCGTGCAGTTGGTCACCACCGCAGTCAGTGACGGCTGGGTCATGTGCACGAGCGTGTTCTGGTAGATGCCATTCTCGAACAGCTGATTGGCTTCGATGACTTCCGCAACGGTGGCGAAGTCCGGTTTCTTTGTGCCGGCGTCCAGCAGGTCCTTCCGGAGCAGCTCCTCTCCGTTCTTACCGTCCACCAACAGGCGCCCGATGTTGTGTTTGCCCAACTGCACTAAAAAGCTCGCTATCCACGAGGTGCCGTCCCGGACGGGTTTCCGACCGTAGACTTCCACGAAGACCTTGCCGTCCTCGGTTTTGGCGGCTATGGCGAGCGATACGGTGATGCCGTCTCGGGCGTATTTGACGCCGACAGACAGCTTCCCGGTCAGTTTCGGAAGTTTCTGGACCTCGCATCCATCCCATGCAGCTCGGCTGATCGCGGAATCCTGCGACCATGTTATCCACAATCCGAGGCGCTGGATATTGAAGTCGATGCGCTCTGCCTCCGTGCTTCCGAGCTCGTCCGTTACGTTCCGCTCCGTCAACGTGATACCCAGCGATGGGTTCGTCTCGTACCACAAGTCCTTGTCCCGGATGTCAGACATCTGCTCGACCGACCACTCAGCCCAACCCATGTTTGTGCCTTTTCCGGCAAGAGCGTCCGTCCGCATGTCTTTGAAGACTGTTCCGGCGGAGACTGCTGTCGGAGGCGTTCCACAGAGCAGCGTCTGCGGATTCTTCGAGGAGGTGACCACGTACTTCAGCGCCGTCTGGTGCTCGATGCGATATTCCTGAGCCTCGTCGATGATAACAAGGTCGAATCCTTCGCCGAGCGCTCCGGTTGCCGTCCGGGTCCGGAAGTGTATCTCGCCGCCTTTGTCGAGCTTGATATATTCCTGTCCCTTCGCCTTGATGGACGAATAGTCCACGCCGAGCATGTCGAGGATGGAGATCATCCGCTCCCATGCGCTGTGCGAGGTCGATTGCAGGTGCGCGGTGTGCAGGATCTTCTCCCCGACTGCGAGACCGTAGAGCTCGCGCATCAGGATGACTTCGCCCTTGCCGTTCCGCCGTGGTATTGCGTACCCGTAGCGTGTGTGGACCCACAGCTTCTGCTCGTTCCGGGCGAGAATGTCGTAAATAAGGACCCGTTGCCACTCCATCGCTATGCGGCCCGTCATTTCGTACAGGTCTATCGCGAGCTGCCCATCGGAATCCGTATACGGCAGCGTGATGGATGTGGTCGGTTCCTGGCGTCCGATTCTATTCACATGTTAAAGTCCTTCCAGTAGTGCAGCGGCACGTTCCACGAAGTTGGTGGACGATGTCATCTGCTCTTCGAGCTCCTTCTCGCGGTCTCTGTATGTCTGTTTCTGCTGGGCGGTCGGTTTCCACACCACCTTGCGCTTGCCGGCGCTTCCCGGCTCATACACCACCGTGCATCCGCAATTGTCATGCCGGCGGAATACGTCGTTTCCGGTGTCCTTAACGTCTTCGTACTCATAACGCCCGGCGACTTCCCTGCACCATTCGCAGGCGCCACGGTCCGCGGTCCGGATAATCTTAGGAGACAAGCCTGCGGAATAGTGGAATTCGGCGTTCGTCTGTATGCTGTCGTCCACCACCTTCCGCGAGAATGTCGGGACCACCGCGCCGATCTCGTTCTTCACTTCGTCCCAAGGCTTTGAAGCAGCCAGGTCGATTATTCCCTGGATCTTTTCCGATTGGTCCGGTCTGATCGGCATGATACCGATTCCGGCAGCGGCGTCCACCGAGACGAAGACCTGATCCGCGACGTCCAGGATATTCCCGGCGGTTTCTTCAAGGATCGGACGCACCGCTTTGTCGCCGATGTTGTAATACATCATGCCGTTCGGCAGGCGGTCACCAGGGAGATCAAGGAGCGCAGCTGCGACGTCTTCGCCCACGTACCCGGCGTACGCATTCGCGTCGAGGAAGGTCGCCTTGCCGTCCTGGGCGTTAATCCGGATCCTGTTCTCCGCACGATTGCGCTGCTTGTAGTACCGGATTCGTTCTTCTATCAGTTCCCGAATTTCAGGAGAAATATCTTCCATCGATTAAATCCCCGTAAGCTTACGCAGCCGCTCTTCCGTGAAGTAGTCCGGGAACGCCTGCTGGATCTTGATGACCGCATCGCCGATTCCAGAGAGCTGCGTCGCATCCGGCTCGAAGATCGGTTCCCAGGTCGGCTTCGTCAGGTAGAAGACCCGGCGGTCGTAGGTATACCCGTCCCGGAGACAGGCCGCGAGCATGCCGGCGTTCAGGAGACCCGTGCCGAATGTGCGCTGCGCCCGGCGAGCGGTGAGCCTGAGAGACTCGTGCTGCGACCGGATCGCGTCGGCGGATGAAGGATTGTCCGAAGGGAATCCCATATCATCCAACGTCAGCCCGGTTTCTCCTGCAAACAGCGACGCAAACATCCTGAGCTGATTCAGGTGCGGCTCCATGGACTGCTGAGTGAACTGCCCGATGGTCGGACGGTCGCCGTCTTCGTCCTTGGTGAACGCGAGCATGGACGACATGGATGCCTTCCATTTGTCCATCTTGTCCGGATCGTCAGCGAGGCCGGTCACGTACTTCTGCGGATAGCTGTAGAATTCCGCTGCAATCTCCGAACGCTTCGCCGTCCTGACCGCAGAGCCCATGATGTTCATGCAGGCGCGGCTGATCCGGCTATGTCCGAACGGTCTCACGGAATCCGGGCGGTAAATGATGGGCACGAGCAGCGGATGGTCCACTGCATTTGTCCACGTACGCATGAGCTGGCCATTCTCGAAATACTGCACCCGGCCGGGCGTGAAGTATGCCTCCTCGATCGGCTGGTCGTCAAAACCGCGCCGGAGCACCGCATAGCCTTCCGTAAGCAGCCACGTGGTCGGGTCGATCTCGCCGGTGGCGTTTCCGCCATCAATCACTTCCATCTTCGGGAAGCCGTCGTTATCCTGGCGGATGTAAATGAAGCTGCAGCTGCTGATTAGCGCCGCGAGGATCGCCGAGTTCGCTAGAATGTCCGGGTTGTTCACCGCGAAGATCTGATTCAGGTCGAAGTTATCGTCCTCGAAGTCCCGGAAGACGAGACGGTCCGCCAGACTGTCCACTGCTTTCGCGCACCACCCGAAGGTGGACGTCCACAGCCGCAGGTCCGGAGGCGTAGAGATCCCCAGGTCCATGACGATGTTCTTCATGTCGTAATATCGATAACGAATGCCGATGCGCAGGCGCTTATCATTCAGTTTCTTCCGGAGATGTTCCAGACCTTTCAGCTCTGCCATTGTTTTTGCTCCTTGCTTCCTGTAATTCCTTCAGCCGGTCGATCAGGCTGTTACTCGTTTTGCTCGAAGACTCTTTAAACGTCTTTTCGTTGATCTTCCGCAACCCTGCAGGCGTCAGCCCGAGGTCGCGCCAATACGGGAACGCGCTCTTGTTGAGATCATTCACCATCATCAACAGAGGATTTTTAACTACGTTCGTCGCGCCGGCAGTATTCATATACTCAATAACCGGTTTGGGATCCTTTGTGTACTCTTCGGCAATTGCGTCCCGTTGCTCCAGGATCTCCGACAATTCGTCTATAACAATATTAAAAGACTCCTTGTAGGTCCCGGCGGACTTGCAAGCAGCCTTTATCTTAGACTTCCATTGTGATTTATACATGCTTTGCTCTTTCCCAAAGGGTTTAATAAAAAATTCCGCGCGAAAATTCGCTCAGTACGGCGAGGGGATTGGGCAGAACGTACCCCCAGGGCTCCGGCCCCCGGTATCAAGCTCGATACGCTCTCCAATCAAAATGCAGAGGCAAATCGTCGTTGTTGACTTCCGTCTGAACCGTTGTGGTTTTGGCGTTCGCGAGGAAGAGTTTGTTTGATTTCTGTCTGTTGCACCACCGGTGGGCCAGCTGCAGGTTCGCCAGATCCGAGGGGTGGCCGCCTTTTGAGACTGGGATGATGTGGTCAACGGAAGGCGAGAGCGGATGCGGTGCCTTGTAGTTGAAGTCCACTTCTTGACCGCAGATGCCGCAGACGGTCTGAGTCCGGAGGACGATCTGGCGGTTCTTATCGAAGGCGGTGCGGAATTCGCCGGTCCGGTCGATGCGCAAGGGCTGTTTGTTTGCCATAGGTAGCTCCAAATAAAAGAGCCGAGAACATATAAACGTCCCGGCTCAGTGTCATATTGTGCGCCCATTACCAATCAGGAGGTCTGCGCTGTTTTGACAGTAACACTATAACACATAAAAATGTATCCTTTTGTAGCTTTTTATTGTGCTATGTGAAACCGCCGATCGAATGCCTGTAACGCACGACCGTGAAGCTTCCGCACATACACATCACTGTACGCTAATCTGTCCGCAATCCGTTCCAACTTCATACCGTCAAGGTAGCGCATCGACAGAATCTGGCGGTAGATTTCTGGCTCAACGGTAGCAATCTGCGCTTGGATATTCGCATAAGTCGAGTAGTATTCCGACAGCAACTCTAACTGCTTGTTTTCAGCACGTTCAAGTTGTATCACAAAGCTTTCCATCGCATTTTTCGGCGAACTCTGCACGCTGATTTTATCGTAGCTAATCCCCCCGACCGACTCTGCCCGGCTTCGGATTTCTTCCAGTTGCTCTTCGCATCGGCGAATCATTGAGCGGAGAAACAAGGCTTGCGACAGATACCTTTTAGCTGTCATCCGCACCCCCTTCCGACATCCGCATTAGATCGAGAATGTTCATCTGTGCCGTTTCCTGTTCTAGCCGTTTCTTTGCCAGTGCGTAATAATCCGCATCGATTTCGAAGCCAACGTACTTGAACCCAAGGTCGTGGCACGCAATCAGTGATGATGCCGAACCAACGTGTGTGTCTAGGATTTTGTAACCGGGCTTTGCATAGTTGGTTAGAATCCACTTGTATAACTGGATCGGTTTCTGCGTTGGGTGAAACCTCCCTGGCTGACCTACTGCGGAAAATTCGAAGACCTTTGCGTTGTCGTTGAACGATGTCCAAGCGTATTCTGCCATTGCCATACTGAATTTCTCCGACACGTTTACTTTTCGCCAAATAAGAAAGCATCGAGTTGGCGGTAAGTTGAAATAATTGCCCCCCCCAGATAATCTGGTTCTGTGAGATGCGGAACAGTTCCTCGAAATAATCCTGTCCCGGAGCAACATCCCACGAAATGATTTTTTTGAGGTCTGTCCCCCATTGTCCTGCGTTCCCCAGTTTGTGTACTGCCGTTCGGGTACTGCTTGCCGTGGAAGCCTGTTCGTGATACCCCCCCCCCACTCACTTTGTAGCGGTCGAACCGTTCACCGAATCGATTCCAGTAACCATCGGCTTGTTTTTCGGTGCGTTCGGGTCTGTATTTTTCAAACCAACCCTTACAACCGCCACCTTCGCCAAGACCATTGCCGTAAGGTGGATCAACGATCGCAAGGTCGAAATACCCATCAGGAAATTCTTTCATTCCTTCCATGCAATCCATGTTATAAAATCCGAAATCAAGCACGGTGCAACACCTCCGTTTGACTACCCTTGCGAAGGTAGTTGTAATAATAAAGCGGTTGGTCAAGTAAACCGTAGTTAGGATTCTTAGCAAGCAACTGGTTCGTGAAATCCAAATCCGATGCCACCGTCAGCGTGTTCCGAATCGGTTTGAATCGGGTGTCTGCGATAAACGACCGCTTATATGCTTTCGTCCACACCGCAGGATAGAAGACCTTCATGCCGTCCACGTTGCGGATCGGTGAAGCATAACCCTTGTGTTTCCAGATGAACCCGAAACAGAGCATATCAAGGTCATCGGTTATTGCATCCGCAATCATTTCAAAAGCGAACTCATGCAGAAACCAATCGTCATCATCGGCGAACAGCACCCAATCACCACGTGCGTTTTCAAGACCTTCGTTTCGGGCAAGACCATCCAAGCCGTGGTAAGTGTAGTAGATATTGTCACGCAATGTGAATCTGCTTGCAACCGCCCCTGTGCCGTCATCGCAGTTATCGCACACCACGATCAGTTCGAAGTGCTTGTAAGTCTGCGTAACGATGCTGTGGAGCAGGTTGCGAATGTAGGCTTCGCTGTTGTGTGCCGGAACAATCACCGAAAAGAATGGTTTAGACATCGGTCACCTCCTCTGCATGATACTCGTTGTAATACGGACATTCTTCGCAACTGTCATACTCTTCGCAAATCACTTCGCCGTGTTCCTGTTTGTAACGGCAGAACCGCCAATCTTCCATTGTGCAAGCAAGCATTAATCCCAACCTCCGTCAAGAATTTCCTGTGTCATCTGGTTTAAGCTGATCCCGGTGCGCTTCTCGACCATTTCGAACATGGTCATCGCATCATACTCAGGATGCTCGCTTGTCAGATTATGCCATGTGTTCTGCACCTCTGTGATTAGGTTCTGCACGGTGTCCTGCTTCCAGTGATGCTTTTCGGTCAGCACGATTGCAAGGACTCCGTAAATGAAAACCAGATCACGTTCCATGATGCTTCGGGCAACTGATTCGCTAAGACCAGTTTGCAAGCCTTTTTTGTATCCTGCATCGTAGCCCTTTGCGTAAAACGGATTAACTGCCAGAAGAATCACCACCTTCCCACGGCTTCGGTACATTCATCGGCATCCACGCAACAATATCGTCCCAATCCCCATTTCCTTCAAGACCGATACCATCACAATCCGAATCACAAACATCATCAAAGACAAATCCATTCTTTGTCTGCACCCAAATTCGCTGACCGTCATCGGGCATTGGGCAATCGAATGTCTCAGCCATATCATCTGTCAGCGTGAATCCTGCGTGTTCTTCCCAATATTCACGTTCTTCAGAATCCATAGGACGCATCTTGACTGGAATCCACTGCTGTGATTCGACTGTTTTTGCTTCAGCTAATACATCCGGGTCAATGTTCCATTTTTCATACTCGCCATCGAAGCCAATATAACAGTTTCGATCATCGTCAACATCAATAAGTCTCATCTTCCTCTCCCTTCATCATCCTTGCACCGCAGTTTGGACAATAGTTTGGAATACACCGTACTGTATTGTCAGAAATATCGTATCTGAACCATCCTGCGTCACATTCGGAGCAAATCATCACGTCACGAACTTCTCCATTTATGATGTGCTTCATCTTTTCAAACTTCCACTTCCCTTTTCGCTGTGCGGATGGCAATCCTTTAATTCTGTCACATATAAGATTTGCGTATCCAAGAACAGCATCAGCGTTTGCTCTCCCTGTTACGGTTACATCACCGTCAAGCGCATCAATTGCCGCCTGTCTGCTGATGGTGTCAGTTGGTACATCAACTGATTGTTCAAGTGCTGAGATTGCCATTTCGAGTGCATCCACTTCGTCACCCTTTGTCGGAATAGTGTCTAAAATTCTCAATGCTTCTTCTTTAGTCATTGTCAACCCTCCTGTTCCACATGTCTAATGCGTGAACCTCTGCTCGTTCCCTGTCCACACCTGCTTGGCTTATACTGCAAGTGCATTTTGGGCATTTGATCGTGCAGATTTCGTGGTATACGCCGTTAACCTTTCGCCTATCACGTTTAAACGATATTGTATAGTCATTCATTTTGTAGCCGCAGAACGGACATGGTTTTAAGTCACTCATTGTTGCTCCCTTCTGTTCCACATCGCACCGATGTACTTCTTTTGCCGTTTTTCAAACTTCCCATTCCACACTTCGATAAAATACTCTTCGGTCAGATCTTCGTGGTTCACGCATAGATGCTTTTCTCTGCACATCGCATTCAATGCTCTTATGCATGGTCTGCCGTAAGAATTATCACCGCACCAATCGCACATAGAGCCGTAATTACAGCATCCGTAACTTGTCATGATTCCCGAACCACTGCCGTTTCTGTTGCTCCAACGCTGAAACGCATCTTCCCATTTGCGCTTCTGCCTGTCTATGTACTTGCCTAGTGCTTCGAGGTCTTTGTTAAAGCTTTCGACATCCATATCTGGAAACGGAATATAGCTAAATCGTTTACTCATCCTCGCTCCTTTCCATCAGCGCACCGCAGTTCGGACAGTAGGTGCTTTTATAATGATTAGGTGAATGACATTTAGAACAAGATATAGGTTGATAATATTGCCATTTGCAACACTTCCAATCTTCTGCATAAACAATTTCAGAAATCCACTTCCCCTTGCGCCGTGGCTCGATGAGTTTAATTGATGTCTTTAACCCATCTAAAAAGTTTGCATCAATATCATCAAACGAAAGAATGTACTTGTTAATTTCATCAATCGCATCCTGTCTTCTTATGAGGTCATCCATTCCATTTGCCCCTTTCTGACGAGATTTTCGAACGTCTTACTCCATGTGCAGTACCGCTCAAGTTCTGACAGGATGTACTTGATTAAATCCTCACTCATCGGTTCTCCTTTCTCCGTAATTACAGAAACCTTCCGGCACTATCAACGAACCGTATATGCATTCCCATATTCCGTACTTCATAAATTTGTTTTTGCAATCCTTACACCTCACTACCTCAACAGCATCCACGCTCGGCTGTTTGTCGATTTCTTCAATGGCTTCTTTGACCTTTAACGTGTGAACATAGTACATTGAAATATTTCTTCGCAAAGTATCTGCGTTAATCAAGCGTTTCGGCATCTTTTCCCCTCCACTTTGCATCTTTAACCCCTTCGTTGTAACCGTCTTCAAAACCATCTGCATAATCATCCGAACGATTGCCCGGTTCGTTGTCCCTCAGCTTGTTTTCAATCGCATCGACCGCATCCCGGATGTCATAAGCGGTTTTTGTTAGCAGAATCATCGTACCGCCGAGGATGCCGAAAAGCAGGACGGAAAGCACATATTCAATTATGTCAATCATCTCTTTTTCGCCTTTCTGCGGAGCGCACGAAGAACTGCATCTGGATCTATCGCACCGCCGCTAAGTAACTCAAAGTGTTCCGAACGGAAAAACCGCTCAATGTGCCGGGCTTCGTATTCATCCCTTCGCTTGTAAGCGTGTACCAGATCAACCACGGCTTGCTTCACGATTGCTACGCAAAGCCGCTCATAACACACGATGTTTGCGGTGCGCTCGTCTGTGTAACCGCTCCCGGCACTACTTTGGAACATAAATTCCATAACATTCTCCCTTCGTCCTGCCATCTGGCTGATGTGGTATAAACATTTCACGCTTGCCCTTCTCGGTTTCCACGAAGATCCTGCTTCCCCGGATCACTTTGAAATCGTTCGGGTCTCTGTCTCCGAAGTACATTTTGCGCTTCCATTCGGGCAGATCGTGGTCAACCAGTTTGAAAACATCGTCACCAAACCGAAGATGTCCCTCGGCACAATTGCACACCCGGATTGCCAAGTCACCAGATGGGTAGACGATATTGACATACCCATGATCGTTGCACACAGGACATCGCACAGCATCGGCAAAAGCCTGTCTGGCATTGACATCATCGGTTGCCCTCAGTTTGCCCCGGCGCACATCTTCCACATAGGCAATTATGTCCGCAACGACCGGGGTGCTTTTCAGTTCCTTAATCGCATTCCGAATCCCCTGTTGCACTTCCTCCACCGGGTACGATTGTAATGCCGTGTAGAAGATCTCGAAGCTGTTGGACTCTGCTTCTTTCAGTGCCTTGAGAAATGTCCAGTTGTCTGCTATCATTGCCAAGGTCGTAACTGCTTCTTGCCGTGTCATATGTCACCTCCTTCCAACCAGTGCCGTCCCAATCTTCGAAATCACTGACCGAAGAGGGAATAAACGGTTCTTCTCTTTCTTCTTCATTCTTTTCTTCTTCTATTCTTGTTCTGGCATGGTCTGTGGCACGGTCTGCGGTATGCTCTGCGGTATGGTCTGCGGTACGATGTGTGGCATGGTCTGTGGCTGTCCCACTTTGATAATTGTCATAATTTACAAGGCTTAGAAGTGTCCCGGAGTGTGTCGCAGTTTGTGTCAGCATTTCTGCGTCAACTAATGTGCGGATATAGCGGCTGACGGTGTCTCTATTCCAATGCCATCGTTCAGCTAAACTTCGGGTGCTTGTAAAGTGCGAACCTCTTGGGATTTTTATCAATTCACCCCTAGAAGTCATGAACTGACCATCTTCGTGGTTCGCTAAGAGTATTAAGTCTATCCATGCCGACCGAACATCAAACGGTGTGTTCTTCTTCCATAGGAAATTGTCGAAGATTGACCGATTGATTTTTACCCAGTTTGAATTTCCGTTATGAGCCATATACTCGCTCCTTTAAAATCTCCACTATCCGTTGCCCTGTGTGCTGTTTATCGCAGAACAGCCATTCAACACCGTACTTAGCCGCCATGACTCGCATGATGTTTGCGATCCGTTCGCCAGTGATTGCTTTCGGCGAAAACCGAAGCCTTGGATTTATCCACTTTTCCACATCATCCACAGAATGGATGCGGTTGGAATGTTCGACCAAAATGATCAACTTCGTGCCGGACTCCTGCGCCCGGATGCATTCTGCTCGGAATCTGTCATGCTCTTGGATCAGATTACTGGCAACCTCTTGCAAGTCATGTTTGCGGTCTATGGAAACCGAAGGGAAACCGTCAATCTGATAGTCACCGACATCAAGCTTGCGGCTAACGTGCGGAATCCCTTCAGAATCCATATACTTAAGTATATCCACGATGATTTCGGGGTGTTCTCTGGTGTCCACGATTACTTGAAAGGGAAACCATCCTCTTCGGTGTCAGGGAAGTCCATAAAGCCGCTTTCACTGGCAGTGGTAACCATGTTCGTGGTAGAAGTACGAAGATCTCCCTTGTACGGTCTGAACTTCGGAACGTCCTGCTCTTTAGCCTTATGTACATCGCAGAAATAGCGGATTTTACGGCTTGTGCGTAACTCATCCTTGGAATTATCGAGCCATTCCTCTTCACCGTAAACAACCCCGATTTTGCGGTTTGTGAACTGGCTTGCCCACTTATGACCCCAAACGCACTGGGTGTTGTTGGAATCCTCAAAAGCGGTTACGAACTGCTTGATTGAACGGTTGTAGTAGTCCTCGTTGCTACCAAGCGTAATGTAGAATGTTCCTGCCGCACCCCACTTCTTATCTGTGCGAGTATCGGCATCGAAAAGCTTTTTGAAATACTCCGGCTGAATGTCCTGCTGATCAAAGTCAATATAGATCGTAATCTGCGGTCTTCCATTCTTGCTTTCCCCTTCGGTCACCTTCTTGATGACGGCATAATGACCGCCAAGCTGAACCGGGTCGGTATGAATTGAAATTGAATCGTAGTTGTTCGGTTTATTCATTAGATGTGTTTTCCTCCTTGTTATTCATTCCGTAGAAGTCACGGATTGCATCGTCAACGATTTTGAGGTCGTTATCAATTTCGGCAGTTTCGAAGAGCCCTTCAGGTGTTTTTGTTATGTCACTTCCATCGGTCTGCACCCGGAAAAAGTGCTTGCCCTGATCCGACATACAACGAATAACAATGGTAACCATGCCCTCCATGCAGATTTTGTTATCAATCAGCTTGCCGAAGGTCTTGAACTTAGTGTTGCCAAAATCATCCGTGTCTTCGTGGAACATGATGTATACGATTTTGTCATTGTCCACGACCATAGGATTCTTGATTGCCTTGATGAGGTTATACATAGCATCGGCAATATCATCGTACATTTCGAAGCTTGCGTTGCCCTTCTTGTTGCGGTGCTGATTCATGAAGATGTGGGTCATGATGTAACCTGCATCGTCAATGACCGCTGTCTTACACGGCATCTTCTGGATCTGTGCGATAATCTGGTCGATGTTGTCCGACCGCATAACGTACTTAAACTGCTTTTTGAACGGCAACCGCTTGCCCTCGACATTGATTAAGAGAATCTCATCCTCGGCGAAGTTCTTCAGTGACCGGGACTTGCCACTACCTGACTTCCCATATACCAGTACGACTTCCCCCATTTAAATATCCACCTCCCCGAAATCGATCTGACAATCAGCGCACTCTGCATCCCCACCGGGCAAGGTGTCGGGCAACTTATTAGCAAATTCCTCTGCCAGTTCCTGCGTGCCAAGGATCGCATCAGACTCAGCGGTTGCGATGACCTCGAGGACACGCTCGTAGATGTCACGCTCGTAATACGATACGCAGCTGTTCTTCAGTTCGATAATCTGGCGCTTGATTGTTGCGAGGATCCATTTTTCTTCGTTCATGATTAATTCTCCTTTTCGATATAAAATTGTCCGTTGTCTTCTTTCAACGTATAGTCCCCGACCATCTTATCGAGAATCGGCTTCATGTCCTTTGTGGAAGTGATCGTGCAGTACCTCGATTTTGTACCGCTCTGCTTTGTGACCACCCACCCTTCTTCGGAATCCTCGAAATAGATACGATCATCTGCGTAGCCGAAAAGCATCCTGTCGTTTTTCGGGAACATCCTGTCAGCAATGCCATTGCGGAACGTGAACGTGAATTTCGGGGATTGCCAATCTGCATGGGTTGTGTTCGACAGCGTGACATCTGCCGTGTTGCGCTTTCTGTTCTGTGGTAAGAACCAGATTTTGTCGTTCGCCATACCGCTCACCTGATGACCATGCTGGTCTTCTCTTCCAGATGGACTCCGGGCACCTCGATGCCGAGCTTGATGGCAGCCTTCGCCTTCTCCTTGTTCAGGTCCGGCTTCCGGTAGATGAGGAAATCGTCGTCCACCTTCGTGATGTCGAAGTCCTGATCCACTTCCACGGACTCACGGGTCTGGTAGTAGATGGTGTTGTACGTGGACTTGAACTTCTCGCCATTCATGAGCTGCGCGAAGCGTTCCCTGGCGGAGTCGAAGCCGGCTTCCATGGTTCTGTATTTCCGGATCACGCCGTCCATGATCTCCTTGGCGGCCTTCAGGTTCGCTTTATACTGCTTCAGGAAGTAACACCAGCCGTCGATCTTCTCGTTCCGGTCGATCTCCAGCGCCTCGAGCGCAGCATACACGTCCTCGTTGATTTCGCCGGTCTCAGGGTCGCAGATGTCCGCCATGAGCCGGTCCTGTGCTTCATTCATTTCAAATAGTGTCATCGTTGCCATCGGTCTTCTCCTTTTCTTCGATGTATTCCCGGTATCGGGTGATTATGGTTGCGTCAGAAACGCCGAATTCCTCGCCTATTTTCTTCCACGTCCACCCGGCGTCCCGTAGAGCCTCGACCTTCGGAAAGTCGATTTCTATGCGTCTTTTGGATGTGCTGCTGTGCGATACAACTCGTGTTACGTTCCGGATCGCACTTGCACAGGCATCGTCCACGATCTTGTAGCAGTCCTCGCAGAGCTCAGCACCGTCCGTCATATCGTGTCTTATTTCGAAGTCCTCAGCCGTTCCGAACAGTGTGGCAAGCTGAAAAACCATTCCGTTGATAGGTTGCTTGCATCTGTCACAGTAGTAAGTAGTCTTCCTCATTCCTCCACCTCCATCCCGATCAGACGTTTGATGTCCTCCAGAGACTGTGGACAGTCCGCCCAGTCGTTACGCTTGATGCCGACAAAGAAGACCGGACCGCAGAAGTCGGTACCCTTGACGGTGACGTTGTGCTGCATGCCCTTGAGCCGTCCGTCCTCATTGCAGACGATAGCCATGGTGGGCGTTATGAAGAAATACTCGAAGTATCCCTCCACAAGCGCCTGGAACATCTCGAGCGTCGGTTCAATTGTCATTGGATAGGGATTGCCGGCGACCGGCACATAGATGATAGTGATGTCCTTTTTCGCCATCAGTAACCTGCCCTTCTGAGCTCCTGCACGGTGACCGCCGATGCAGCTGCGTCCAGCTCGATGACGTGACGGATGACGAAGAATGCGACCATGGCGACGCAAATGATGACCATGACGACCATGATGATGTTCAGAATGTGCTCGCGCCGGTCTGTGTCCTTGGCGGAGCGGATTACGATGTGCTGCATGTTGACCTCCTGATTAGTTTACTGTGGCGTTGCGCTTTTAGCAACTTTACCGTCAAAAAAATAAGACAGCATTTCCTTCCGAGGAATTCCCAAGATCTCGGAATACTCGAGCATTTGCGTGGTCGTGAACGGGGTCTCACCGGACAACTTCTTCCCGAATGCCTGCCGGCTCATCCCGATCGCATCGCAGAAAGCGCCCAACGTGCCATACTTCTCCACGATGCGTCCACGGAGCTTTGAGTAGCTCTTCGGCATTGTTTCACCTCCTTCGGTATATTCTGCACTCTGCATCTTCCGGGCTTGTGACCGGCTTCGGCTGCATTACAGAGGCGGTTTAACCTGTACCACCGCCAAGGTTGAGGAGTGAGAATTATTCCCCGATGCTGTCGCGAAGGTCTCGTCCACAGACCGGGCAGAAGTTCATTTCGATATTAATGCTGTCCTCTATCACCTCGCCCTCTTCGTCGTTCGCCTGGCAGATAACAGAGAACAAATTATTGAACGGATACGACTCGTACCAGAGGCAATATCCATTCCGGTGCTCCTTGTAATCGCTGAATGTGGTTTCTGCGCAAAAATCGCATGGTTTTAGCCGTCTTCTCGCCATCGGTGGACTCCTTTACCTGTTGAACCCTAAACCCTCGGAAATCTCGTCAAATACGCGCTCAAATTCGTCATCAGGCAGCTCCCTGATCGCCTTGTACTGATACATGTATTTGTAGATGTCCACGGACTCGCCGGATGGATCCAGATTGCAACGGTCGAAGCACCTCTGTATTGCGGTGTTCAAACTCATCATAATTTTGACCTCCTGATTCACTGTTGCGGTGTTGCGGATTTCTCAACCCTCTTATATCTTACTGGGTTGTTGCGGAAAAGTCAACTACTTATTCAAACTTTTTTATTTTCCTGTTGCCAAATCTGAAATTATATGTTAAAACAATGTCAACAAACCTCAGGAGGGAAGAACAATGGATAAGATTGGACGGAGATTGACGCAGGCGATGGAGGACCGTGGAATGAAGCCGGCAGACCTGTCCAGGAAGACCGGAATCAGTAAGAGCTCCATCTCTCGCTATATGAATGATGAATACAACCCGAACGCAACGAAGCTCGCGATCATCAGCCAGGCGCTGGACGTGAACGAGGTATGGTTGCTCGGGTATGATGATGTGGACATGGAAAGAGAACCCGACGAAGTGCGTGAAGAACGTGCTCGCACCATTGAGGAGGATATGTCCCAGACGATGCTCGATCACATCGTGAACTACTACAACTCGCTGGACTTCAGCGGAAAAGTAGATCTATTTACCATAATACGAAGGGAGGAAACAAGAAACCAATGAAGTTACCAAACCGAACCGGCACGATCTGCAGGCTCTCAGGGAACCGGCGCCGGCCGTACATGGTACGAATCTACACGCAGAACGGCTACCGCATATTGGGATACTACCGCTTACGATCCGAAGCACTAACTGCCCTGATGACCGCAACCGCTCATGCAGAACCGATGAAGTCACCGACCGCAACATTAGCAGAAGTCTACGCAATGTGGTCAGTAAAACACTTCGCCGAAATCAGCCCCGGATCAATCCGACCGTACACGAACGCATGGAAGGTGTTTAAACCCATTCAGAACCGCCCGATTCGATACCTTACGGCAAGCGAAATAGAATCGGTGGTACAATCTGCCAATGCCGCACCAACAGCGCAAAACGTGGCAAAATCGTTGCTGAATCAATTGTACGCAACTGCCCTACGGTATGAATTGGTAGACAAGGATGTTGCATCATATGTCAAGATTAATGTTCCCATACCGAAGAAGATAGAACGTAAGGTCTTCACGTTCGCCGAAGTCAGTGAAATGTTCGTCCGGCAGAACAACATCGATAAAGTCATCCTCGTTGGCATCTACTCTGGAATGCGACCGTGCGAACTGGTAACGCTGAACCGCTCCGAAATCGACCTAGAGTGCAACTGCTTCAGAATCATCGGCAGTAAAACAGAAAGCGGTCAAAACAGGGTCATACCAATCCACCCGGCTATTTTATCGATAATAAAGCAACTCGCCGAAAAACCGCAAAATTCGCTGTTCCACACAAATCTCGGAAGACCACTATCCTATACCGCTTACCTTTATGCTTTAAGGAAGATTTCCCACACACCGCATGATACACGGCACAGTTTCGCCACCTACGCTAAGAAATCAAAACTTGACCGCCTAGCCATTAAGCGCATTTTGGGTCACCGGGTCGATGACATTACCGAAGCAGTTTACACACATCTTGATTTGCCGTTCTTAACCGCCGAAATGAGCCGTTTTGCAGTACTCTAATGCTTGTTGCACTTTTGTTGCAGATTATCGTCTAAAATGTGCCTTTTCGATTGCTACAGACCGCATAAAGCCTAATAACACATTATCTCTGAAATGCAAGTGTTTTTTGTGTGAACAGTGACGAATTATTAATTTGACTTTTCCCCCCGCCTATGCAAGTCCAAAAGGCAGAAAGTTATGAAAAGTTAGTGAACAAGCCAAGTGTGAATGGTGAATGTTTCAGATGTGTTGCAAATAAAAAAATGACGGCAGGAGAACACAAGGGAAGAAAGTGGAAAGAAACCCTGTGAACTTCTGCCGCCACCACAAAAGGAGAACGGAAACCGTTATTTAAAGATTGCTTGCCCCGGTGTAATCCAACACATTGCTCTGCCCGGACTTTTCCCAAGCAGTTTCGGCAATTCTCGTCAGCCTTACGCTGTGGTTATTGCTGGCGACGATGGCATTCGTGGATTCGTACCCCATGTCGAGACAGTAGCCGTAGCCGATGTCGATGCCGATGTGTCTGCCCTTGCCGCCGAAGGTGGTGTACAAGAGCGAACCTGCAACACCGAGGGCAGGTGTCGTGATGACAGAGCAGTTGTTAATCTGGCCCGTGCTGTACTGATGGTCGCCTGTGCATACCCACCCAGTGAATCCGGAGCAATCATAGCCAATTTTGCCACGGGAGTTGTTGAAAATCTCTTTCTTCTGGGTGGCGTTGTAGCGTGCAAAGTACGCAGGTTCAGCTTGCCAGAGTGCTTCCATGACCGCATCGGTGAGCATCTGCCCCTTTGCACCATAGAAGTAAGCGTATGCATCACGATTCCTGTATGCGTTCAAACCTCTCTGGATTGCGTGCGTGAATAATTCTGCCATAATAGCTCCTTATGCCTCGTGGCTGATGAACTCCTTGTAGCCGTGGTACACATCAAGCTGTTCGTCCACGATTGCGACCTCTGCGCTGATGACGGTGGGTTCGTTCCATAAAGACGCACAGAGGTTGTGGAAGTTGACGAGTGCCGCAGATTCCGTAGTCAGACCTTCTGCGACTACACTGTAATTGCCGTTTACGCACTGAATGATTGCTAAAGTCATGGTATATCTCCTTTACTGGTTGAGTGCGGCTAATTCTACCGCCAAGATTTTCTCTTCGTAGTTCGTATCCTTCGTGAACCTGCTCCCCTGTGCGATTGCCGCCTTCGCCTTGCAGAAAACGCCGTCAAGGAAGAAGTAGTCACCCTGTTTGTACGGTCTGCTTACTACCTCTCCGCTTTCGGTCGGTGCGATGGATTTCGTCTGCTTCACCTGTTCGGCAATTCGGGCTTCTTCAAGCTTCATCTGATGGTATTTGTTCGTCATTTCATTACCTCGCTTTACGCCGTCTGCTTGCGGATTTTGAGACAGGGTGCAACATAGAAATCATACGCCGCAGATGTTACGCCCCACATACCGTCTGCACGACTTATCTCAGTCTGATTGCAATTCCCCGAATACGGAGTCCGCAGAAACCATATCTTAGCAGTTCCGTTGTAGTATTTTATGATGTCGGTAGCTAAAGCGTCTTCATATAGTCCGAACTGATGACCTCCATAATCGAAGCCGGGGGTTCTGTTGAATATTTCTTTGCTGCTCGGCAGGGATACTTTGGCGGTAAATGTATATACCTGCGAGGGTTCTACTGTTCCGCCAACCGAAGAAGGCGCTTCGTATGCCCCATTTGAATAACAACTCCAAACGGTATCCGCAACACACGCCAAATCATCCGCATCCCATCCATATAAGAAACCAGCGTTCGTTGTTAAAGGTCTGCTCCAATCAAGCGTTCCGACCTTGGTAACTCCGCCTGCTTCATCACTGTTAAGCCAGTCTTGGACGCCGCTCTGCAAAATATTCGCACTACCATACCCGACCCTGTCCATATGGTTGAGCGGGTACGTTCCATTGGACGAACCGCAAGTCCCAAGGTTGATCGCACCCGGAATCGCAGTTGTGCTGACGGAACCGCTTTGAGATGCGGATGCTGATGTCTTCGACGAATAAACAGCAAACGATGATGTTTTCAGAACGATCTGACTTTCTGAAGGAACCGCATTTGATAGCGTGAAATAATATGTAGTAGAGTTGTAGTCAAAACAATACGCTCCCGCCCCAAGTCCGTTCGGGAAATATCCTGTCGCTTGATTCGGATCGAATATCATATATATCAATCCGTGCATCAACAGCGTAACTTCATCATTTGTGCTATCATAGTCCACGATATCCCATGTCAGCGTGGTATTGTTCGCCACATTCGTTACCTGTTCGCCGAGCATGGATGAAAAGTCGTAGTCTGCATTCAACGCCTTCTGCACCGTAGGAAACGTATTTATCGTTACCGCCGTTACCGTCACCGTCAGTGTGGTAGTCAGGATGAATTCGCCATCCGTCCACGATACCGTTATCGTCACGCTACCCGCAGTAGCAAGAACCGATGGCGTGAAAGTGAACTGTGTCACGTTCGCAATAACCCTTGAGCTACCGTCCGAGTAAGTCAGCGTAACCAGCATACCTGTCGGGTCGAACTCGTCAAACTGCTCATAACTCATCTTTGTCGGGTTCGTGGTCACCGCAATAGACAAGGGTGTACGATCGATGTCGCCCCAAACGGCGTCATAGTCAGTTTCGCTGTTCTTCAGCAGAACCTGACCTTCCGTGCCGCCTGAAGGGATAAACCTCGAACCGTTCAGCACCGTGCCGACAGCGTTATCTATCTGCTGACCTGTATAACTTGAATTATAATCAGCCATATATCTACCTCATGCACAAAAAGTGCTTGTTATCACTTGTTATCAGCCCCGTAGAACCGCTCGGTATAAAAGCGCAGTTGTCATTCCATCCGCCGTCCTCGGACTGTGCGTACAAGCTTATTCTGTAGTCTCCGTCACCACTGACAAGGTCATAGTCGTAGACCTCAAAAGTCCGTGAAGTGTCCGCAGGGGTGGTGGAGAATGAGGCGACTAAACGCCCCACTCCCCGACCATAATTCTCGCCGCTCTTCGTTGCTCGGCATTCGAACTGAACGTACGGAATGTCGGACGAAAAAGTCACCGAGATATGGTCATGCCCCGAAACGGACGATACGACCGTGCCAGTAGCTGTAAATGTAAGTTGCGGTGCGGGCATTAAATCGACCAGTTATCGTTCAGATCCTGCACGAACACCTTAACAATCTTCGCACCGTCACCCGATGATGCGCTCTCAAGGTCTGCGCCGTAAATCGTACAGTTGATAGCGGTCGATGCCGCCGTCTGAGTGCTTCCGCTCATGTTGGTTGACCCGCCAGTAGCAGGAATCTGCGTACCCGCCGTGTCGATAGAATCCGCAGACGGAACGACCTTGACCTTCCACGCCTTGATGGTCTCGTTTGCCGAGAAGCTGAACGAGCTGACATTGTACCCGCTGACCTTCGAAATCTTGCTTACATCAGGTCCGACAATGGTAACAACAGGCGCAACAGTGTCGAGGATGACCGTAGCGGAAACCGCCGCAGATACGTTCCCGACATCATCCATGAACTTGGCATTTATGGTTTTAGTGCCGTTCGTTGCCGTCAGAATGATTGCAAGGCTCGTGGCGTACGAAACCCACGAAGCATCAGCCTCAGCAATAGCCGCTCCACCCGCCGTGGCGCAGATATCGCCGTACAGCTTCATGTAGGTAGCCCCTGTTGCCCCGAGCGTTGCCGTGATGTTGACCGTGTTACTACGTTCAGGCAAAGATATGCTTGTTGACGAAGGAGCTGTCGTGTCAAGTGTTAACTGAAAATAAGAAGCCATATAGTTCTCCTTTATTGCTGTTCTACTGAACGGAAGACATATCCGTCAGCCGTAATTAATCCTGTTGAGCCTGATGGAATAAAGTTATCAAATCCATCGCTTGCTCGGAACGCCAAATAAAAGTAGGACTTCTGCCGTGCGGAACGGTCATAGTAGACTTTGCCGTCTTTGACCATACGACCGAACTCAAGAGGATAGTACTCTTTCCCTTGATTCTCAATCATGTACCCTCCTCTATGCAGTAGCAAACATCGGGGTCATAGGATTCAAGGGCGTTGTATTCATCCCGTGTCCCAAACCACATGGTGGTATACCCCGAGGTCTTGTTGTCCACATACTCCTTGGTAACAAGGTCTTTCGCATCCGTAATCTGTCCGAGGTACTTCATGACCTCACCCCCTTTACACGTATACGACCACGCAGGTTACGGCTGTAGACGGCGCTTCCGAGACCGTAAAGACCACATTTGCGGGATTAATCGTCATATCTGTAATCACTTCTTTATTCCCTTGCAGGGTGTAAGCATGGATAAGCGTTCCCGAAAAATTAACCGTGGTAGATGTCATGTTTGTCGGAATCGTGGCAACTGCCGTCTTAATAACAATGCTTTGCGAGATCTCAGTGTATACTGAACCTGACCATCTGTATGACTTGTCAGTAGTCAGATCAACGTAAATCTTTCCCGTTTCGCCTGTTATCGGGGTCGTGTGCTCTTCATCTTCGAAAAACGCCCCGTCATAGTAGTACCCCTCGACCACATCATCCACATAGGACGGTAGCTGAGCCGCAGGAACCTTTCCCGCTGAATCAAGCGATGCCACACCGTTCGCCGCACCGACTTCCGATGACTGCACAGAACCGTCTGCCAAGCTGAGCGATGCCTGTACCGCCTGAGATAAATCGGTTGACGGAATACCGCCTGACGGCTTAACGTACGCATCAGGATTCCCGATTGCCTGCCATACAGGGGTCTGATAAGTCCCAACATTGACATAACACGTTCCCTTATCAGCAGACGCCGTGGACTGGTACATATAGTAAGGATTTGCATGATCAGGCGGCGTTGCCAGTGGATTCAGTACGGGGTTCAGCAGTACGTTCCCGTTCAAGTCCAAATTCGTTAAATACTTCTTTGCCATTGTTGCTCCCCTTAATTGAAATACACCGCCCCGCTGAAAGCGGCGTTGAACGTAAGGCGGACGGTATTTTCATCGATATACTGCACATCGCCGACCACCTCAGTCCCCGCAGAGTCCACGATTGTGACCGCAGGATATTTATTGAGGTTATGCGTGACCGTCCACTCGGCAGACGGAACCATCTGCTCATGGGCGTAATGCTTGTCAGTCACGATTCCAAGGTCTTCCGAGGTCTTGTTTCCAACAAGTTCAACGCCGTTAATGCTCGGCTTATTCGTCAGCCTGTTGTAGTCGTTGCTTACTACAATGTTACCGCCAACATCCATGTCGACCTGTTCTGTGTCCGCTGTTACTTCAAGCGGGACGACTATAGGATTCGGTGTTATGCTCATGTCAGCACCTCTCTCAACAGCGTGATGTCCCATTCAATCTTGCCGATGTTCGACTCGCCTCGCTTGCCGTCCGCATACGTCCAGTTCAGCTGCACCATGACCGTCCCACGCTCGAACCGCAAGGTCTCTTCCTGGCCCATGTACACCTTCACCCGATGCTCTTCCACCTCGATGTCCTCGCCGGTGTAAGTCATCATGATGCCGCCCTGCTTAAACGTGGCGTACACGTTCTCCGCAAGCGTCAGGTCGATGCTGTCCGGGATCTTCAGGATGAATGTCGGCGTAACGCCCTGTCTGATCATTCGCTCTTGCCCTCCCTTAGGTGCTCCAGGATGACATTCCATGCCGCCGTGATTCCTGCCGCAATTGCCGGACAGACCACAGCAACCAGCACGCACGTCCAACTCGTCCACTCCTTCGGCACATTGCCCGTCAGGATCATAGCGAGCTCGGGCACGAAAACGCCTCCGAACGCTTCGATAAATGTTTTAAGTGTTCTGATCTGCCAGTCCTTCATCATCCATCCTCCTCCAGCGCCTTCAGACGCTCATTGTGCCGGTGCAGCTCCGCCTCATGCAGCGAGGTTTTCTCCTCGAGCTTGTACGTGCGCTCGATCAGGCCGTTGTGCTTCTGCACCTCTTGCCGCAGCTGCGCTATCTGTTCCGTGGTCACTGCAGCGCTCTTAGCGTTCGCGACCAGTACGCCGATTAAAGTAAAAGCGCCCCCGATGAGCGCCACGATGATTGCTTCTGTCATTATGAGACCTCCCCGATGACTAGATAGTCGACTGTAACAGTCGGAGTTCCGGCAGTGCCGCGGCAGATGTCATAAGCCGGAGACGCAGACTTCTTTGTGTTTCCTGTAGGGGAATTGTCTACGTTGGTGGACAGCCAGCCGTCCTGCGACCCCTCAGTTTCTAACGAAACATATACGTACGGGACGCTTGCAAATGCATAAGGATATGTTACACTAGGAAAGTTTGCAGGTGGATTCGTGCCGCTTTGTCCGCTATAGATGTTCTGCCAAACATTGTTGACCGTAACGGTTTTTGTGATTTTCGTCCGGCAGATTTTAACCTTGCCAATCGTCATAATATCCCAAGTGTTTCCGCTTATTACTTCCTGTGAGTGCCCCACGCCCCAGTCCGTATTCGACATTCCGCCGGTCTGGACGTTCGGAGTTGTGGAAGTATCGAGGAAGCGGAGCCGGTTGTACTGAAGGTAGACGCTCTGGTTCGCGGTATCCATCCTCTGAGAGAATCCTGCGGTCGCCTCAGCTCCGAGCGCATAGGTGGAGGACCCGACCTTCTGTTGCGTCGAAAGTCCGCTCTGCCACAAAGTCGCATAATCGGTCGAGGCCGTTTTCGACTGGACCGTAAACCGCTGTTCGGTTGAACTGTTCGAGAACAAAGTCATTATTCCGTCGCCGATTATCTTCAGGTTCGTGGAGTAGCTGGTGCCGCCGTTTGTCGAAGATTCGAATGTGAATACTTCTGACGTTGACGGAGAAGACGTCGACGGGGAATGAAGCGTCACTCTGTACTTGTTATTCTGATTCGATGCCTGCGTGATCGTCGTGGAGATTCCAGTTGAATCAATGCTCCACCCACCAATGCTTCCGCTGTTGGCGATGACCTGAATCCCCTGGAGGATACCGTTCGTGATGAAGTCTGCATTCAGTCCACCATCAGCGATCGCCCATGCGGTCGTGTAAGGTCCGGCATATCCGCTCGAACTGTACCCGAGTCCGTTCTGGTTCCACCGCCACACCCTGCTCGCCGTCGTGATGTCGTCCGTGTTCATGATCAGGATCTCGTCAGGCTCGCCGGTGTTCGTATTGATGTGGATCTGCACGTAACCGCCCTGTCCGCCGGTGATCCGAGAAGAAATATCCTCCGCAATGCTCGTCGCTGTGTTGGTCGCCGCAGTCGCTGTTATGTACGCCGTCGCGAGGATCCAGTCGTTCGAATTGAATGATCCGGTAGATCTCGCGGTCCGGCAGCGGTAGAGGTCCGTTCCGTTCGTCCACAGGTCTCCCTCTTCATACGGAGGAGTCGGTTGACTCACGAAGACCCGTGCCTTACCGTCGATCATATCGAAGACGTCTTCCGGAGGGTCAGTGGTCATCAGCACCCATGAATATGTGCTCCCGGAGGATTCGTATATGTACGCCTTCCCACCGTGTGATGTGGACCCCGTATCGTACCAGATATCGCCGACGTGCTGGGCTTTGATAGTGCTCGTGCTCCAGCTGCTTGACGGGTCAGAGCTCTGGTACCATGTCTCAATTTTGCCGTCGATTTTGGCTTGTGTCTCCTCCACATACGGATCGAAGACTTCATCCCACCACGTATACACAGGAGACAGATCGGAACAAACGACCCATGTCGAACCGTTCCAACGATACAGTTTGTTATGATTGTCTGAATCAAACCAGAGATCCCCGACCCCTAACGTCCCTGCAGGAGAATCTGCCGGCGGAGAGGTCTGCACGTACGTGACGATCTTGCCGTCTGCCGTGGTCTGAGCATTTGATGCAGCGGTCAGTGCGTTCTGGATGCCCGCGTCTCTTACGGAAACCCACGATTCACCGTTCCAGCGGTACAGCTGGTTCCCGTTGCCTGTATCGACCCAGAGGTCGCCGGTATTGTGCGTGGTCGGCGCTGAGTTCTGGTAGTATGTCGTTATTTTCGAGCTGAGCGAGGTGTTCGTGTTCGTGACGAAGGTCGCATAGTCTCCGTTCACAAATGCCGAAAGCGTCGAGGTTGCCACATTGCCGGCTTCCACCTGATCGATGTAATCAGTCGCCAAAATCCAGTCCGATGAGTTGTAGCTTCCGGAGGACCGTGCGGTCTGGCAATACTTCAGATCCTGCCCATTGACCCACAAATCCCCGACATCATACGGGGGCGTGGGCTGTGTGGTGAACACACGCTTCTTTACGCCGGCGAGCTCCGCTGCGTCCTGTGCAATCTGGATTGCTCGAGCTGCTTCAGAGTCTGTTACAAGCTGCCACTGGTAGACATCATCGATTTTCGCGAACCTGTAACATTCGCCACCGTGATCCGGATCATCCACCACATAGAACAGGTCGCCGAGGTGGGCGTCCTTTAATGCTGTGGTCGTCCAGCTGTTCGCCGGTGCGTTATTGAGCGTCGGCACATAGTCGTCGAAGTATGTCTCGATCTGTCCGTCGATCTGTTCCTGAAGCGCCTCGAGGTCGTCGGTGTACTGCCCGTTAATGAAGTCCACGAGCACATCGTCCGCCTCGTTGTTAGCGATCGAGCGCACCCGGTCCGGTGTCATCATGTTATTGATGCTCTGTGTGACCTCGTTCAGCACCTTGTTATTCTGCTTCGAGATCCCTGCGACTTCCGACCCGAGCGTTATGGTGTTCGATTCCGGATGGTCGAGCGAGATCTTCAGGCTCTTGACCAGATACCGCCCGGAGATCATGTGCGCATCGTCTTCCACGGTCACATAGTCGAGCAGGTTAAAGTCGTCCACTTCCGGGTCGATCTGCGAGAGGTCCGCTGCCGTGAGCTTTATCGTCTTGACCCCTGCCGCGAGCCCAGGAAGAACTGCCTGAGCCTTCGAAAGCAGGTTTGCCGCTACCGTCACATCGTCCCAAATCATCGTGCCGAAGATTCGACCGTACAGGTCAATGCCTGCGGAATTCTCGATGTAATCCAAACCGGAATTGACGCTCCGGATCGTCAGGCGCTCGTCATTGTCGTCCTTGGCGCCCAGAGGAATCAGGCAGGTGATTATGTCTTCGCCCTTGTTCTCCTGGGAGAAGCCGAGCAGGTTCGAGTTGAGTGTGATTTTTTGAGTGGAGCTGACCGTGGAGTCCGCGAGGTAGTCGATGTAGTTCTCGCCCTCACCCTCGTCATATTCGTACACAAGATATCCACCAAGCAGATTGACCAGCTTGTCCTGGAGCTCCTGCATGGTGGACGGGTAGTTTGAATTCGCCCGGACGATCGTGTCGTTAGGATCCGTCACCGTGACCGTGCGCAGCGTGAAATTGAAGTTCGCATCATCTACCTGATCGTTATGGTCGTTTATTAGCGCCTGCAGATAATTCCGCACGCCGCCGGTGTATTCGTACGGCCTAACCACGGAATCGTTAAACGCCGCAAAAATCGACTCGCAAGAGCAGGTCAGCTGATTGTTCCATCCCTTCTTGACGTTCAGGATCCTGCCGCGGAAGATGAGTTCTTCGTCACGATAAACATTAACGAGCTCCGTGAACGGTGCGATTTCTGCGTATCCGATATTGTTCGGATATATCGTGAACGTGAAGCTGTCCGCCGCGTTAGCCGACTTCGAAAGGACCGCATTGGCCACCACTCGAGCCGGATCGTTGTACCGGGGGTCGTGTATGACAACGCCGGCACATGTGACTCTGTATGCCTTCATAGCCGCGCCTCCTGATAAACGAACGTGATCGTCCCGGATGTCGATGACTGCACCGTGAACGCGTTACTGCCGGGGTCGAGCACGAATTCAGGGAACTGATACGTACCAGCCACACTTAAGGTCTTGCTGACGCCGCCCTTCGAGATTGTCCATGTTCCACTCGGGACTGTGATCTGCGGAACGACTCTCAGCTGTTCGTTCGTCAAAACGATGCTCTTTATCTGCGCTCCGGTGAATGTCGTCGATGACGTCGTCTGTGTAAGCTTCTTTTTAAACGGCTGCGCGGTCGCTTCCATGATGATCCTGGACGTGTTGTATCCGCCTGGAATGTAGAAGGTCGGTACGCAGACGAAATAATGGTACTCGTCATTCGGGAGGATCAGCTGCGTCTCTTTGCCGCCGTATTCCTTATTAAGGTTTGAGCAGATTTCCGTGAGCTCTTCTTCGTTAACCGGTCCATGCACGCCTTCACCGGCCCATTCCACACTGATCAGCGTCAGTGAGATGGTGCGCATCTTGTACACCGTGTCCCCGGTCACCGCATTCGACATGAACAGAGCGCCATTGATTGCCGGCACGTCCACCCATGTGGTCTTCGCTTCCGGCTTGCTGATTTTCAGGTCCGCCCCGAGGATGAGCCCGTAGGAACCTCTTATATCGTCTCCGTCAAGTGATATTCCGTATGTCATGCGTAAGCCACCGCCCTTCCGACGGCTACGGAGTTATCGCCGAGCGCCGCGTCCATTCTGTTTTTGATTCCACCGACCAGCTCCCCGGAGTCAAGAACGACCTGCATCCGGTCGAGCTTTGTGGATAATGCTTCCACTGTTGCGATCAGCACGCCAAGCTGTCCGGTAGCCGCAGACCCGGTCGTCCCGAGTGCTCCGTCCACCATGATGTCCGAGCTGAGCGAGCCCATGGTCGCATCCGTGATTTCATCCATTGCCCGGCGTATCGGCTGTACATTGTCTTCGATGCCTTCCGCAAGACCTCTGTCGAGCATTTCGCCGAAGTATGCCATTTCCGTGGACTGTGAGTGGATGCCGAACAACCCCTTAATGAAGCCGAGCACATTCCCGACCCATCCTTTGATCTTGTCTTTGATCCATCCGATCGCATTGGACAAGCCCTGCCAGAGGCCCTTGACCAGCTCAAGACCGGCTTCAGCCATCTGGCCGACCGCATTAATGATCCCCTGCACGATCGCCTTTATGATCTTCGGGATGGCTTTCACGAGATCAGGGATGGCTTTCACGAGTCCTTCCGCAAGCTTCAGGACCATCGTCACTGCCGACTGCAGGATCTTCCCGAGATTCTCCGGCGACGTCAGCGTATTAACGATACTGATGATGATTTCCGGGAGTCTTGTGACGAGCTCCGGGATCGCATTGATGATCCCGTCCGTAAGTGCCAGCATGATGTCTACAGCCGCACCGATCAGCGAGCTGATGGCGTCCGGCGCCGTGATCCTGTCCACGATATCGAATACGATCTGGACCATCTGTGGGATCATTGCCGGAAGTGAATTTATGATCCCGTCTGCAATTGTCGACAGGATCATAAAGCCCGCCTCCAGAAGAGTCGGAATCGACTGCGTAAATGCTCCGACGAGCATCGGGATCACGTTCATGATCGCTTCTACTACCTGCGGAAGCATGCCGATCAGGACGTCCAGGACTTCCGGCAGTATTTCCACGAGCTTGGATGTTAAAATCATCGCTCCGAACACGATCTCGTTCAGGAGCGGATCCAGGATCTCCGGGATCATGGGTATCAGGGCTCCTACGACGTCTCCGATAGCCGCCGCAACGCTTGGAATTGTCTGCTTAATGACCGGCACCAGGTTGTCGAGATAAGTTTTGACGGCCTCGGTAAACTGCCCCCAGTGCACAGTGTTTCCTGCAGCCATTTCCGTCAGCATGTTGTCCCATGCCGCTTTCATCATCCCTGCCGATCCCTGCAGCGTTGACGCCGCCTCCTTCGCTGTCGTCCCAGTGATCCCGAGCTCGTCCTGCACCACTCCGATGGCGTCTATGAGCTTATCAAAAGGCACGTTTTTCACGGTCTCAGCGGTCACCTTCATGGAATCGCCAAGGACTCCGGATTCGTTGACCAAACGGGCCATTTCCGACGCCGTACCGCCGTATCCAAGCTTCAGGTTATCAAGCATCGTGTAGTTCTGCTTCGCGAAGCCCTGGTACGCGTTCTGGATGGACGCCATGTCCGTGCCCATCTTGTTGGCATTGTCCGACATCTGCGTGATTGCTTTGTTCGCCTTCTCGGCAGCGGTCGCCGTGTCGCCGTCAAGTCCCTGCAGGAGCGATGCGGAGAACGAGGTAACCGTCTCCATATAGTCGTTCGCGTTCATGCCGGCCGTCTGGAATGCCTGAGCTGCGTACTGCTGAACCACTCCGGCGGAATCCTTGAAGAGTGTCTCCACGCCGCCGACGAGCTGCTCGTATTCGGAATAGTTAGCGATCGCCGACTTCGTCATGGTCGTGATGCCGGCCACCGCGGTCCCAAGTGCAGCTGCAGTAGTTCCTGCGATTACCGACGCCGCAGTTTTAAAACCGCTCGCGAACTTTCCACCACCGGACTTACCTGCGGATTCTGATGCTTTGTCTGTTTCCGGCTGGAGCTCGGCCGTAAGCTTCCCGGAGATGCCCTGAGCGGTCGGGATGACTTGGACGTACGCTTTCGCCAGTTCTATTTTTTCTGCCATATTAGGCCTCGTTTTTCTTTGCTATAGAATTCCAGCGCCTCATGAAGTCGTCCCCGTCCACAAACGTCTGGATCTCCTTCCTCTCTGGCTCGCCAAAAAGCATATTGAATACGCTCTTCGGCTTGTTCCGGTTATTCTGTCCGTCTTCTGTCTTCGCCCACCATAACAGCGCCAGATAATCAAGCGACATGGCACTGACCGCCAGCTCGATGCTGTGCTTCATGCCAGACATCGCCATAGCCGTCCGGCTGCCGTCCCTGAGACCGCACGCTAATGTCGCCGCATAGGTCACAGGGAGGCTCCGGTAGTCGTAAATGTGGTAAACTTCCGCGAAGTCGCAGATCACAGCGTCTTCATCTGTGCTGATCATCCGGGCGAAGGTTATGATTTTTTTTTAGCGTCTCCGAGGTTCTGAATGATCTCCTGGAAGATCTCCATGAACCGGTCGATTGGAACATTCCCTTCCGGTGTCCGGATATGCGCATACAGCTTCTTCCGTCCTTCGTTCCCGAGGAGCTTCCGGGCAATCTTGCTTGCAATCAGCATCTGTTCTCCCGGTTCCTCTGTCTCGTCGATGTCTACGAACAGGTCGAGGAGCTCCATGTCGTTGCCGGCAGCGTCATCGATCTCGCAGACGAATCCCGAAGACGTTGTGATCTCTCTCATTCGCTTCTCCTTTGGTTGTGTGGTTAGTCAGTCTTCGAGACTACGCCAGACGGCAGCAGTCCGGACTTGAACGCCTTCGCCTTGATCGTCTTGCCGGTCATGCCGCCCACAGCGCCCGTGTAAACCGCAGAGGCTTCAGTCGGGGTCATACCATTGAGCGTGTAATAGATGACCGCATCGGACGTCGCGCAGGTGATCGTCGCGGAATGGCTCGAAATCGTGATAACCGGATCAGCAACAGCGCTCGTAGCGCCATAAATGTACTCGTAGTGGGTATTGCCGGAATCATCTGGTTCAGCCGTGATCGTGACGTCATAGCCGACCGCATCGGTGTGGACGTAGACGATTTCAGCGATCTCGGTGATCTTTGCGCACGGAATAACGATACGCTCAAGGACGCCGTCCGCCAGGATCATGTCCACTACCCAAGAGTAGTAGTCCAGCTCGTCGGAATTGACTTCAATCGCGATGCCAGACGCAAGCGTTCCGGATACATTGCCGGATCCGCGCACAGTCTTCAGGACGTCCACGTTCATTGCTTCAATGAGCTTGAACGAGAAAGTGTCCTCGACTGAATTCGTAAGACTCAGGACAGTGTCACCGCCCCATGCCTTGATGCTTTCGGTCTCGCGGTCTCCGCCGTTCGTCATACCGTCTTCGGAGATGTATCCGAGAGAGTTGAACGCGGCATTAAGCGAGGCCGTGGCCGATGTCGGAAGCGTAGTGCCGACGGGGGCGTTGTAAATAGCTCCACCGATCGGAGGCTTCGCAGCCGTTACATTCTTCTTTGCCATGATGGTCTCTCCTTAATAATCAACAACGAAGACCGCCTGATACCTGTACATCCTCGTCGTTGGATCTGTGTAATTGTAATCAGAGTTCAGAGTGCAGCCGTACACGTCCGTGTAATCCGGGAGGGATTCCATGGCGTCTTTCAGCGCCTCGTCTATCTCCGCTGCCCTCAGAAGGCTCTGTGCAGAGAATGACTGGATCGCGATGGTCGCATGCGTGATTCCGTCCTCCATCGGGCCGCCAGTCTTTTCCACCAGGATATACTCGTCCGGTTCGTCGACCGGGGTCTCGGCGTATACATCCGATCCGATGCCGGAAATGTCCGCACCCTGCAAATAGTCAATAATCACCGCTTCGATAATCATCTCTGCACCGCCTTCAATAATGTGTTGTTTTTCAGGTTGTCTCGAGCTGCCCTGGTTGTGTCTGTGTACACGGACGAGATCGCCCTGGTGCCCATAACCTTCACGTCCGAGGCGTAACCGCTTCCGGCTGCCTGTGCCGCTGCCTGCGTTATGGTTCCCAGAGCGTCCTGCATGTCCTTACCCTTGAGCAGCTGCCCGACTCCCTTATAGTTCAGTTCAATCTGAATCTTGCTGTGCTTTCGGCCTGCCATTCGCTCGCATCACCCTCACTTTCGCGTTCCAGTCCAGCGGAATCATCGCTTCGATGCCCATGATCTTCTCGCCGATGGTGTGGAACGTATCGCCGAAGAATTCCACGTCGATGTCTGTCCAGTCGTGCGTGTCGCCTTTCGGGATCCCGAGGATGTATTCTGCGCGGCGCCCCGTCAGATTGGTGCTCTGCTCGATGTCGTCCTCTGTCGGAAGACCGACCAAGACATTCGCAACCTCGACCGGTGTGGTCGTTATGACGTCCCGGTTGAATGCGTCCTGCCCGGTCACTGTCTTCTGATGGATCGTCACCGTGATGCCTTTAATCATCCCCATAAAACTCGAGCACCCCAACTTTCTGACGCCGGATGCCGAGTGCGGCGAGCTCCGAGCGCTTGATGAATATTCCGCCGCCCGGATTCGCAAGCGTGCCGCTGATCGAGTAGCCCAGAGCGGACTCCGAGATCTGAGACATCGCCGTCGACTGGTCGGACGGTGTGGACAGGCAACGCACAACAATGTCGCTGACGACTGACCGTGCCACTTCCGCGAGGTCCCCGTCCTCCGTGATCATCTGATCCAGATTCCGGCCACGCATCCGAGCTTCTGCACGGAGCCTTGCCTCTACGACAGGGATAAGAGCGGCGGCCCGAGCAGCTTCAGCTTCACTCAGTGGACGCACGAGCTCGATGATGTCGCAAACTGTTGCGTATGCCATACCACCACCTCGCTTATGCCTTCGGCTCGGTCTTCGTCTTCCGAGTCTTCTTTGCCGGCTTCTTTGCCTCCGGCTTCGGTACAGTTCCCCGTATAGCTTTCATTACGTGTCCTCCAGAGTCAGCCCGGAGAGGTCGAGCGTGATCTCGTCAGTGACATAGCCTTCCTTGGTCGCCGTGAATGTTACGGTCGCCTCGGTGCTGGTCACCGGAATGATCACTTTGCCGTCCTCGTCGAGTTCGATGGTGTCGGTGCCCTGGGAATCCGTCAGCGTGCAGGTGTACGTCACGCCTTCCACGTCGTTGTCATTGGACGCCGCAAGGACCAGGAAGTTGCCCGGGTCGCTATAGCCGAGTGCTGATAAGTCGACCAACGACAGAGTGCCGGAAACCACGCCGTCTTCGATTGCTACGTCAGACTGCAGGTCCGCCACTGTGATGTCGTCGTCGATTACTGTCTCGCCGTCTTCAGCTGCAACGTCAAGACCGATTAAGGGGCTACAACCCTGCCGAACTGAGACGGATCAATGAAGCCCCAGCCGATGAACGCTTCACCACGGAGAAGGATCTCGTTGACCTGCTTCAGATCGTAGCTGCCGCCGTCCGGGTTACCGTATTCGATGATCTCGATCGGGATCTCTTTCGCGAAGCCCCACTTGAATGCATCCCAGTTAGCGACGAATGCGCGGTCCTTGGAGCTGTTGGACTCAACGGTCTTGTTGACGTCGAGCTTGCAAGCGCCGAGAGTATCCGGAGCGCCGCCGAATGCGAAGTCGGGGTATGCCGGCATGTTGCTGCCGGTCGCCTGCTTGATGCCAGCGATGCCGGTGCGGATCGTGGGTCCGAGAATGATGCCGTTAGCGTTCGGAATCTTAGCCAGGACTGCTTCGAGCTTGTCCACCGGGCTGTTCGTGCCGGAGGTCCAGGTCTCGGTGTTCGCGTTGGTGTTGTATGCATTGATCACGTAATCAGCGTAGTTGTTGCCGATCGTACCAGAGGCAGCGGAACCGGTAGCCGGGTTGACGCCGTGAAGGATCATTTCGTCCATGCCTTCCGCCAGGATCTTGGAGAAGCCTTCGGCGAAGGAACGCATAACATTGATTCTGTATTCTTCGGATGCCCACATGAACTCGTTAGAGAACCGAGCCTGGTAAACAACCTTTACGGGGCGGATCTGAAC